TCCAGCTGCTGCTCTGGCCGCAATGGTGCAGCGCCTTCGCTCATCCGATCCATCAGCTGACCAGCCAAACCTAAGGCGTCTACTTGGTCATCGTGCACACCAACCGGGAATGACATCATTTCAGATATCAGGCTTGGCAAAAACTCTGCTCCACTATGCACGTAAAGTCCAGACAATGCCATGCGCCCACGGATAGACTGCGCACGGACTGATTTATCGCCGCGTGTGGCAAACTGCTCTCTAGCCACGTAAGCCTGTGTCTCAAGCATACGCTTCACCAGGAACGGCCCGACACCTGACTTGATCTGCCCTGTTTCCTCTGCCCATCCTATAGGCTTCCATTTGCGCACAAGGTCACAGAACGCATCAACCCATACATCAGATGATGACTGACTGCGCCATAGATCCAACAGCCATAGCCTGCCCTCATGGTCAACGCCAACGATCACATGCACGGTATAGTCGCCGCCGTTGCTAGTCACGGCATAGTCGGACGCGCCATAGATAGACATTGTCTCACGCGCTGGCATGACATCGACCGTGCGTATCCATTCCTTCTTGAAATAGTCGCCTGTGTCTGGTGCTGGACGCTGCTGGAATAGGGCGTTCCATGTGCGGGGCATACGCTCAAAGTTGCTCCAGTGTGTCGCATCGAACCATTCAGGCCAGATGTAATCTCCAATCTGACGGCCTAGCGGATCGTCTGCACGTTCGCACTTGGCGGCAAGGCAAATGACTTCCCATTCGAACCCATCGCGGCCCATAATCAGCCCAGACTCACCCGCATAATTCTCAGGAAGGATCGAGCCTGACAAATCATCTTCATGCCAGCGCGTCTGGATTATGATAATCGACCCACCCGGCTTGAGACGTGTCTTAACGGACTCCTCATACTCATCCTTCGTGCGCTGACGGATAACCTCAGAGTCAGCATCTTGACGGCCTTTGATCGGGTCATCCACCACGACTAGATCAGCACGGTTACCGGTGATACCCGACAGAATGCCTCCCGACATGTATTCGCTCGTATTGGACAGCGCCCATTCGTCAGCTGCTGCCTGATCGCCTGACAAAGCTGTATTGAAGAGCGTGGAGTATTTGCGCTGTTTGATGATGGATCGCGTACGTCGTCCGAACTTCTTAGCCATGTCAGAGCCGTATGACACGCCGATAACCTTGAACCCGGGCTTGCGTCCCATTGCCCACGAAGGCGTAACGACTGAGCCATATGTAGACTTGGCAGAACCTGGAGGCATGAACAGCATTAGCCGACCAGATGGCTTTTCGATGCAGCGTTGGATGGCTTGTAATGTGAGAACGTGGTGTTCTGCTAGCTGTGTCTCAACAGGCTTGAACGACTCGGTATCGTCACCCTCAACAAGAGGCGCGCCCGGCACTTCGATGTAACGAGCGTAATCGACCAGACTTGCCCTAGCCTTACGCCTCGCCAGTAGTTCCCGCGCTGCGTCCTGCTGCGATAGATTCAAGTTCTTCATCCGTCATTTCAGAGATCGTGACATTGTGTTTGATCGAGCCTGCATGGTCAACTATGAGGCGGTCATTGTACTTCCTAGGACGCATTTTACCAGCGATCCATTTGCGCGTGTCGGCTTGAAGGCGAACCTTTAGAAACTCTGTGTTAGCGTTTGGCCCGTGAGGATCGTACCCATCCACCAGCTCAATTATCCCATCCACTACATCGTCAGCTCTGTCTTCACAGGCATCCCTATATTGAGCCTCAAAATCTGGGTATATTCTAAGCCAATTACGCCCGCTCCTCCCAGTCACACCGCACTCTGCGCAGGCATGCTTGAACGCCATCCCACCCGCAATCAAGTCGCAGATTTTCTGGGCTAGCTCTGGGGTGTATTTGGTGGGTGCGCCGGGGCCGCGTTTTTCTTCGGTCATTGATAATACCTATTATAGTAAGCCCAACCCTTAGCAGTAACTGACCATCTTCGAGGTTTCATTACCACTTCAGCAAGACCAAGCTTTCTTACTTTCTGTCTTGCTTTATCCTCTTCTCTATCTGCCAGCCTTAGCTTTTCTCCACGGACAAGCCTCAAGAGAAAATCTTCTTCAAACTTACTCAGAGGCATCACTTCTCTCTCCCATACGGCACATTCGCCGGATTGCGCTTCAAAAACGCCTCATACTTAGCCTGTTGTTCTGCTGCTTTTCTTTGAGCCAGTGCGCCGCCAAATGAAATAGCACTTGGCGCAATGAACATCGCGGATATGCCAGCGAATAGAACGGTTATGATGCTACCCATTGTTAACCCCTACCATAGTGCGCCACATAGGGTTACGACTACGATCAATCCCACCAACATGCGCTGAATTGACGCCTTCAATCGCCGTTCTTGCCTCGTTATCCCAGTCAATTAGCTTTGATAGACCGAACTCAGGATAATGAAGAGCCATTTGAAATTCATCGTAAGCCGCTATGCTTTTCCGATTAGCGATTATTCTCTCCAGCATCTCTTTCATCACTCTCTCCCATAAGGCTTATAACTAGGATTGCGCCTCAGTATCTTGTTGACGGTGTTGATGGATAGGCAATAACCAAGAGCGATTGCCTTGATCTCCATGCCTTTTCCCCAGTCGTCAAAAATCATGCCATCCCTCTGTGGCTTAGACCGATGCGCTTTAGCATCCATCTCAGCCTCTTCTTCCGTCATCTGCTCACGTTTCCACCGCCTGATATTGCGCGACATAACGTAATGGTTCAGGCCCAGCTTATCACATGCTGCCCGTTGCGTCATGCCCTGGTTTGTGAGTGCTATGACTTGCTGTATGCGCTCTAGTGAACGCTGCTTGACATCGTTGATGTGGGCGCGTTGGGCTGGGGTGGTCATTCGCTAACTCGCAATCGCTTTATAGTCACATCATAATCTCCAACGTCTTTCCCGCCGAATGAAACAGAGGTCATTTGGAAATTAGCCTCGTCTCCCTCCTTCATGTAGACGCTGGCTGCACAGGCAACAGATATAGCTGAGTTCGTAAGCGCAGACTTATTCCCACCCTTTTCACTCTCGACTTTATCAGCCACGTCATTAACGGTTTCCGGCCACCCTTTAGGAAAGTAAACCGTATTTGGCGTAAGATTTGCCATCGCACTTATAACCCTGACAAGCAAATTGCGCTTTCTCTTCATACCATCTCTCCTATTCATCCATTCCCCATATATACGTCAACGCCAAAATAATTGCAACGCCACTATTGACATATCAACAGGTATTGGTAGGGTGGGGTATCGACAACGTGGAGATCGATATGATTAAAGGATGGATGATATTTGCCATTATGAGCGGGGGGTCTGTAGAGCGCATTCCTTACGCTACGGGGCACAGCGGGAACTTTATAAAAGAAAAACAAGAGTGTTTAAACGCTGTTAAGATTCTTCAGCAAGAGCTTGGAGATTATAAGCTCGATTTTAAATGCGTTCCTTTTATGGGTGCCCCATGACCATCATCCTATGCCTCTCCATCGCCGCCATGGTAGCCAGTGCTGCGTTCCTTGGCTGGGCATTATGCAAACAAACAAAGGACGACAACTATGACTGATAAAGAGCGCATCGATTACCTGATGATCATGGTGGCTAAGCTTATTCAATTGAACCTCCATGAGCGCCGAATTATGGGTAATTTCCAACCCAACCAAATTTTCAACGGCCTTCATGAATTGGAGAAAAGCATTATGGAGCAAGAATGCGTTAAAACAACCAACATGGAGTTAAGAATATGACTCGTGGAATGATTTTTAAGGGTACGCCGGGGCCTTGGGAGTACATCGCCAGCAATGAAAACCACGGTCCGTACGTCTGTAACGCATGGGGCTCTGGCGATATCTGTGACGGCTATGTGATGTCAAAGCCCGACAGCTTTTCAATTCGCAATGGTGGCGACAGCAAGCCGATAAAGCATCAGAATGAAGAAGGCGACGCGAATATGCGCCTCGTAGCCGCCGCACCTGAGTTGCTGGAGGCTTTGACCCGAATCCTTACAGAATATGATAGTTGGAAAGGTTATAACGACGACGGCTTTGAAGACGAAACCGAGGAATTGGCCCGCGCCGCCATCGCCAAAGCCCTAGGAGAGCAGAAATGAAAGACATCACAATTCTAGCATTAGCCAATTTGCCAGCGTGTCTGTGTGCCAGTGCCGCAGCCTACATGGCTATCAACTCAATCAACGGATGGGGATGGTTTCTTGCTGTCGCGGTCTGTGTTTGCATCACAAGGGTGAAGACAAATGACAAAGCTTAGTCTCATCACAGCGGCCATCCTAGCCGCCTCAATCACACCCGCACTGGCAGACGGAAAGCAAGCAACGCTGGCCTCTGTCAACATGGTTATTGCCAATACAGAGTGCGGGCTGGATCTGCCAAACTGGTCGCCCGCTGCGGCGGCTGAGTCCTTGGAGTTTACAGGAGTCAGCGCCGAACAATGGGCCAACTCAGTCGGTGACATGGCATCTATTCGCGCGGCAGAGATGTACGCCAACAAATCCATTGTCCGGTTCTGCGTTCGGATGGCTCAGATTTATGCGGGGGCGAAGTGATGGAGAATATACACCGGCCTAGAGCAAAATATGAAATAGATGCAGAATACATGGAGCACTACAATCGCGGCTCAGGCTATGTCTCAACCATTGACGGTCCTGTTTTTATATCGGACTGGCTAAAATCAGAGTACAAAAAGAATGGAATTACTGCAGTGAAAACAAAAACGAAGCTTTTGAACGTAGTATGGATTATGCGCACCTCTAGAGGCTGGTATCCGATCCAGCCTAGCGAGAAGTGTAAGCCGGAAGATCATGGAGCCCTGAACGATCACATCACTTCGATTGAGGATAGTGCGGGCAAAGTCCTGTGGACTAGGAGCGCCCAGTGACCAGTGCAGATGCTATTGAGGCAATCAATAAAGCGCTGATGGAAATTCCTCTCATGAAGGTGGAGTTTTCCGAAAGCAGTTCAGAAGGCAATTCTATCATCTCGCCAACCGATGGCTTTGAAGGCGCTTATTTCACGGTCATAGGATGCGGCGATAAGCAGAATGAATTGGGAAGGATTATCGCCTTATCAGTAAACTCTATGCCACTTATCCTCGCTAGTATCAAAAGTTTGCAGAATGAGAACGATGAGCTGCGCGCAGGCGCTACGGTGGATCGGCCCAAATGACCTGGAGAACCCTAACCACACCCCAAAAGACCCACCTAATCCAGTCCATCTGGCGCGACGGCATAACAGCAACAGAGATAGCCAACGCAATAGGCGTCACCAAGGGCGTTATCAGCGGTCACTATTGGCGCTATCGGGATGAGTTGGCAGAAACGCCTTTACAAAGCCATGGAGCGCGTATTCGTGTCGTGCGCTCTATCCCACTACCAGGGCCAACAATCTCGCCATATGAGCCGCTGTATGTCAGCCTAGCGGATAATAACGGTTGCTCATGGCCGGTTAACGACGGAGCGCCGTATTTGTTCTGTGGTCATGCTAAGCTGGGCAAGTATTCGTATTGCGCCATGCACCATAAGCTCAGTCGTGGGCGCGGTACTGATAGTGAGAGGTCGGCGCATCGTGTGAGTGACCGTCATGCGTCAAGCTGAGACAATCATCGCCCTGGCAGTGCTGTATCTCTGCGCTGTGGGGCTTTATGAGGTGGTGATGTGGATAACGATATGACAGAACGCGCAACACCAGAGATGATTGCTGCGGCTTGGAAAGAATGGCATTCACGTCATGGCGGCAAGCTAGGTCCAGGACCTGCCTTCGTAGAGGCAATTAACGCAGCGTTGAAAGCTGACAACCGTAAGAAAGGAGGTGATGCCCAGTGATAGATCCATCAAACTTGATATTGGCCCGCCATTAGCGCGGGCCTTTTTGTGTCTAAGCCATAAACTAGAAGGCCCCACCTTGCACAAGATAGCGCAGAGGGCAGGGCCGTGTTACCTCAACATATATACTATTCTATCGCGGCGTCAATAAACAAAAGCCACCCCGGAGCAAGCTCAACAGGATGGCAATTAACCCAGTGTGGAGAAGGCACTGGGATCTGGTATTATGAGGGCCGGTCGCTACACCGACTAGTTCGCTCTAATATCCCCGCGGCTTGGGTTTGGGGACTATCAACTCCATAGGCTACCAAGACGTTCGCCCGTATGCTTCTGCTTTCAGCACCGCCTCATAATTAGTAAATAATCCACCGTCTTTCCGGTGTGTCCGCTTGGTCATTGCGAGAAAGGTGCACAACCCAAACTGCCAGTGTTATAGGCCGACCGCTGGCTGCGCTGGTGTTCTCGATCTCGTCACTGTCCACAAGCTATCGCACTTAGGGCAGTAGGCTTTACCGGCTGGAACATTCTTGCCAATATCAAGCAAGGCTCTAGGCTTAATATTCGGGTGATCGCAATCGGGGCATGTGTTGAGGAGCCAGTTTTGTTCGTCCATAATCTCTCTCCAAGATTGGTGCCGGGGCCGACAAAAACCCCGGCATGTAAGATGTGGTTGTATTGTGTAGCAAAGGAACCGCATCCATCTCACACATCCAGAATAACCCGCGCCGACAACATTACAAGCCAAATAGCGCATGTGGCTAGGGTTATTAACAGATAACCCCAGAACGCCGTCATAGCGCCTGGGGTTGTAGTGACGGGGTACACATTAAACCACTCTGCCAACTGGATTTAAGCGCCAGTGTGGGATTCGAACCCACGGACATCTAAGCCTACCCCTTATCGTTGCCGCATTCACGGCTAATTAACAAACCCACCATACTCCAGCCCCAACGCCTCTGTCAACGCCATCATGCAGAGTATATCGAGGCTGTATTCGTAATCAGCCTGCCACAAATACTCAACACCTACAAACCCATCAGAAGGCCCATCGTAGGCGTTGTAGCACTGCTTTACATGCTCCCAGTCTATGCCTGCGCCTGCATGTGCGTCATGGTCCCTGCACACACCCTCCGCGTGGCTGCGTAGGTGTAAGGTGTCTATTTCTGCCATTTGTCCTTCCCCTTGATTGCGCGGGTAAAGCGTGGTGGGTGTGGTTAGAGGGTGGGTTGGGAGGCGCTCGACATGTAGTCGCGCAGCTGCTCGAAGGTGATGAGGGCGTGGTTCGGATACTCTGCCGGGGAGTTCACGCCTGATGTTTCAATCAGGTCTTGCCACGCCTCTACTGCTGAGCGCGCTTCAGATTCGCTTGGGCGCTTATTTTCTAGGCTTGGATTACTCCGCTCAAAACCTTCAATTACGTCACGCCGATACTCAAGAAGAGCTAGGCATGCCTCGACTTTTCCCAACACTGACATGCCTTCGGTGAAATCAGGGAGTATCTGAGCGCCTTCATCGTCGCCCTGTCCTTCCAGCATCATTTCGTTGATGGCGTTTAGTTCTTTCTCTGCGCTCATTTCCCTATTCCCTCTTGGTTGCCATCGGAGTGGCGGTTCACTCTTCTTTAAGATCGATACCGTCAAATGTAACGGTCACGCCCTGCTTCAATTTCTTGTGTATCTGCTCATTCACACGATCCCGAACCGACATAATGGCGCGGCTGATGTGCTTATCCACATTCATCGTTTCCCATAGTCGAGCGGCCAACGTCCTGGATGCTTCGTTGATCGCCTTATTCCGCACTTCCTGGCCAATCTGGTTGACGTTGAACTGAGCCATAAGCTGCGAAAGCAACTGCGCTTTTGCCTTTTCAGTGATTTCTCTCTTTGTCTTTTCGTCAAGCTCGATGTTGATCATGTCTCTCTCCATTAAGTTTCAATACCCCAGTTATACCGCGACCTGCATATACTGTCAATGGGTTATTTTAACATTCGATATGTCTATACATAACTGTGTAGAGGGGAAAAATACTATTTGTCGACAGAGCGTATTTCTCTAGCGATCCCCCATGCACTCATGTCGTTACGGTCAGCAATCCTGGCGCACCGTTCACGCTCGGCAAGGATGGCGCGGGCTATAATCACCGTTAGATTGTCTGTCACTGAAGACTTTGCGTAATTAGCATGAGCCTCTTTCGCAGCCTCCATCACATCATCCGGTATCTGCATCTCTGTGTGGTCGGTCATCATCATCTCCTCAGTTGTGGTCATCTCTCAGTCTCCTTCACCAGATTTTAGGAACGCTAGGATTAGCCATTGCCCACATTTCATTGCCGCACTTGGGGCATTTGAAAACGAGAGCATCACCGTCGCGTGGGTCGTGCACTAATCTGCCTTCCGACTTATCACCCAAAGAGAACGTTTTGCATTTTCTGCATTGCATTGTGTATTTGATGTCATGCGGGAATCCGTTTTGTATGATGTACATTCTCAGTCTCCTTCAAAAGTGGCAAGGCTGGCGGTGTGTCACCCTGTCATTGAATCTGTCATCTCGTAAACCATTGAACTATATATATAAATGACAGGATGACAGGTTATGACAGTATATATAGTAAATCATCTGTAAAATAGGTCATATAGGGGCTGTACGTACCTCTATAGGAAAATGGGTGTCATCCTGTCACCCCGTCATTTATTGTTGAATATCAGATAGTTGCGAGGTGACGGGTTTGATGACGGTGACAGGCTTTATTCCTTTGGAGGGTAATACCACCTTGTTTCCTTGTCTCTCACCTGTATCCAGCCCGCTCTCTTGAGTACGGCTGAGATACGCATTTTCGTTCTTTGATCTGCCTTTTCGATTGCAATACCCATGTTACTGGCAACGGAATTAACGGATACACGCTGCTCAGATGCGATGTATTTCAGGATCTGCTCTTCCCACATATCGCTCTCATAACGCTCATCCTGCTGTGGAACGACATGGGTTGCTTCGAAGTCACGGTTAGGCCACCACTTCTCTTTCGCCATGAATCGATGGACGGCTTCAGCGAATATTTGGTCGCGGTCATGCTTGAGTGCTTGCAGATCTATCTTGCCAATTTGGACGGGCCAGAAGCGACGGTTTCCGGTCGCATCTTTCAGATATTCATGCTCGTTTGTGGTGCCGATGAAAACGCATTGTCTGGCCTCTTCAACTTCCATCCTGCCATATGGCGGTCGATATCGTTCAACTTGGCGGGTTACAAACGCTTTAAGGGCTGTCGCTTCGACCTTGCGGAATTTGTCCAGTTCGGCCACCTCGATGAGCCATTTGCCGCGAAGGTGCTGGGCTGCGTCTTTGTTGGTGACTTCCGGCAATTGATCAGAGAACCATTCAGACGCTAAAGCGGCACAGGCAGTTGACTTCTCATCCCCCTGCTTGCCTTCAAGGATGGGGAGATAATCGACCTTGCAGCCAGGCTGATAGATACGCGCCACCATAGAGATGAGGAACATGCGCCCAATCTCTGAATAATATGGGATATTCTCAGCGCCGAAATAGTAAGTGAAGAATGATGGCAATCGGGGTTTATTGTCCCAGGTCAGGCCGTCAAGATAGTCACGTACAGGATGGAATGAGCATTCACGGGCGCGGCGGTCGATAGCCTGAAGAACCACTTCCTTGCTCATCTTTGGCATAATAGAACGCTGCATTGTCTCTTGCAAAACGCTTGCGTCATTGTCCTGCGCTGGCCGTGGTTTGAAGCCGGGCGTACGCTCTATGGGGTGAAATAGCATGACATCATTACGCATCTCATCGAAATGGAAATGGGAAGGGTATTTAGTCCTCAAGAATGTCAGCGCGTTGGCCAGTACGGCGTATACCTGCTTACCATCCGAACTGCGGACGTATTCTCCCACCTCAGACTCATCAGTCTTTGGGATGAAGCTATCATGGTTCACAAGGTCGCGGTCATCTTCGTATGCCTCAATAGGGGCAAACGGTGGGTATTCTTGATCTGTCATGTTATTTACTCATCCTGCCTTTAAAAGCTGACCTGACTGATACCAGATAAGTCAACTTAACAGGATCTATCTCCCAACGCCCGTTTTCCTTTTGGACGCCTATTTCATGCCGCTTTAGCCAGTGCATTATCGTAATCCGACTGACATTTGCAATTTTTGAAGCTTGTTCAGGAGTTAGCATATTTGCCCCTTGCATTTTGTTCGATC